TGCTCTGCCTTTACTTTCGGTAGATTTCCAACATCAATATAGAAAATTCTTCGTTCTGGAGCACGAGATAATCTGTAAATAACCAGACTATCCTCAATCATTCTAAGTTGATTGAGTGCTTTAATTGCCTTATGTAAATATGATAATGTTGTTCCTTTATTTCTATCTACCAATCCTGAAGTACAAAATGTAATTGAATCTTTTGCAAATTTAATACCACCTTGTCCACCTGTTGCTCCTGAAGGGCTTGCAGTTGGATAAGTTAATTTAGGATTATATAGGAAGTATTCATCAATTTCAGGAAATTCATAATCTGAAGGATTGCCTGTGTTTATATTTCCTAGACGATTCTGATCATTCTTTTGCTTTCTTTGTTGTCTCACATAACGCATTTTCATTGCGTCAATATATCTTAACTCTTGTATTCCCTCATGAGGATTCTTTACATCAATTACTTTATTATAATATAATCTACCATCAATATACCAATTCCTATAAATTTCGTGAGACTTTCTATTAAAATCTAATAACTCAAGAATAAACTTAAACTCATCTCTTATCGTCTTCTTAATACCATCACTTGCATTTAAATGATCTAAATTAATTTCAATTGGACTGTCATTAGTATCAGAAACAAGGGCTTCATTTACAATATCTTCAATAGCACTATCACACTCAGGGTGAAGTGCCATCTCACGATATCTTTTAATTAATTCAACTTCAGTCTTGTAAACACCTTCAATATCTACATATTGACCAAAAAAACCACTACTCATAAAGTAGTCAGACTGATCCTCTTGATTAGGGGGAACAGGCGAGACTACTCCAGAAGATTGTGGTTCGTTGTCCTCTATCGAGAACCCAAATAACTTAGCCATGATTTATTTAAAAATGCCCTTTATTGGACTATTTATCAAAGTTTTTAAGTCCTATATTTAATTTTGTCCACCATTTCCTACTTGTTCTGTAGTACTATCATCTTCTGGGTTAGAAACTCCATGAGAAGTAATGTATTCAACCTGGAAGGTAACAGTAAATTCTTCAATTGCATCTGAACTATCGTAAGAAAGATCAATTGATGAAATCTCAGAAGGCCAAATATCATTACACTTATATGTGTGAGTAACTGTTTGTTCCCCTGCACCAAGATTACCTTCATCACCTGCTACGGTAGCAGTTCTAGATAACTGTCTAATTTCACCCGAACCCATATAAACTGTAGGATCAACCGCACCAACACCAGTTACTAAACTATTAATTCCTTCAGCCCATGTTTCAAATGATTTTCTTATATTATAATCTTCATCATTAATAACAGTAACTGTCCAAGGCTCAAAGGTTCTGTCTCCAGCAACCTTCAAAATTCTTCCTCTGAAAGGAACATCTACCACTCCAATAGTTGCTGCTGGCATTGATGTTGCCTTACAGAAAAATTGAAAATCTTCTTGAGCACCTTGTAACCAGTTTGCTCCAGTTAATCCAGTTGGAAAAGTTATATTTGCCTCAAAGAGGTTAGGCCTTGCCCCACCTCCATTTAATCTACTTTTGAATCGTGATAATGTTTTAATTGCCATTGTTTTAGTCTCCGATGTTAATTAATTATGGGATAAATTTAAACTCTTCCTGTTACTTCGTCAAAACTGACTCCAGTTCTGGTAGCAACGAAAGTAAGAGTAACAAAGTTAATCGACCTTGTAGGCTTCAAGAATATATCAGCCCTAAATTCATTATTATCAATAACCTCAGGAGTGTTATTGGTAGCATCACAAATGACTCGGAAGTCTACGAGTCCTCTCTTCGCTTGAATATCACGAAGATATGGTTCAACTACGTTAACAAAGTTGGAACGAGTAATTTCATCGTTGAACTCAAATAGTTGAGCATTAGCAACTCCAGTGAGTGCCTGTTCCACAGTGATGAATAGACGACGAACGTTAATTCTATCAAATGCAGATGCGTAACTTAATCCAGTCTTATCACCAAAGAGAACTGATCCCTGACCTGGTAGGTTAGTGATTGGATTAATTCTATTTTCATAGAGTTGATCTCTTTGTGCCTTAGTAGGATTATATGCAAGTTTAACAGAGTTGTTAATGTTTCCTCTCTGTTGTCCTGCAGGTGAATACCAAGGGAACTGCTCAATATCAGTTCTAACCATTAGTCCTGCAACGTCTGGGTTGGTAGGTATCCAACGGAATTTGTTGTTATACCTATCAAATGTCCACTTCCAACCACTATCAAATACTGCATAAGAAGAAGATGTGATAGGAGCATAGAATGAAATAATATTATTCGTTTGATCCTTATTGCTGGTTACGTTAACACAATCATTTTTGTGTGGAGAAATAACAGCAATACAGTCCTTTCTACCTTCTGCAAGAGCAATAAGTTTATTTGCTTTTGCTTGAGTTTCATCTTTAGCACCAAAACCTGGCCCCATGATTAGGTAATTTACATCTACCTCCTCCTCATTTTCAAATAGATCATATGCGTTAGCAATATCTCCAAGATTTACTGCATATTGATCAGTAATTGCATTGTAGTTGGTTCCTCCACTGAAGGCATAACCAACGTTACCTATAGCACTGAAGGTAGTTCCTTGTGCCTCTTGTCCCCAAACACCATCACCAGTAGGTACTGGAGTAAAGGATAGTGATTTTGTACCAGATGTGGTAGTAAATCCAGTTGCTCTTGGAGTTGTATCATGGAAAGTATCTACAGCTTGAGATGGGTTCCATCCAGCATATAGATATTCAGATTGATTAGCAACAAAGTCCTTGTAGTAGATATTCGTAGGTGAATTTACTTCAGAAATTGCATTTGATGCCTTAGAAATACTAACGTTTTTCTCAATGATAGTTCCTTCATTACCTGTGATAGTTCCATCATCATCCACAACAACTAAGTGGAATGCATCATTCTTACCATTTCTTGCATCTACATAACCATTTGTTTGTGGTTTAGATGCAATTGTGTTCCAGTAAACAGTACCGCTACTTAAATCAAGAGTTTGATTATCATACCAGTCAGTAACTGTACCAGCAGTGTTAACACTTGCTACCTTATAATCACCACCTTTATTGGTTCCTGCAGCACTTACACAATAAACAATTGAACCAGGTGTAATCGATGCCTGATCATCAAACTGTGCATAGTTAATATATGTTTCTGTTCCTATTATATTACCAGTTTGCTGAACCTTGGAAACTATCTTAACATCAATTGTACTATTACCATTAGTACTATCTGTACTTAAACCAGTAATAATACCTTTAACATATCCGTTAGTAGTAGCAGTTGTTCCTATACCAATTTCTGTTCCACTATAAGCAACGGTAACACCACAACCTATTACGAATCCAGCAGTTTCTAAGTTGGTAGTAGTTAAACCAACTGTTTGATCAGCATAATCGTCAATATAGCAAACTTTTAATCCATTAGCCCATGTACCAGGAGTCTTAGCACCCCATGTCCATCCACTTGTTATATCAGTATAGTTCTGATCATAATCATCGAAGTTTTTAATCTTTAAAGTATCTGTCCATCCAATAGCAACGTTAGATAATGGAGCACCTGCGTTTGCATTTTTCAGGTTCTCACCATCTGCTCTTACTACTTTAAGTTGTCCACCATATGAAAGGAAAGATGACGCACTCATCCAATATTCATATTGACTATCAGTAGAGAGTGGTTTACCAAAAGTTTCAATCAAATCACTTTCATTGGTGATTGTAATTACTTCTGATACAGGACCAATTTTAAATGGACCTGCAATACCACCACTGTTAGCTACTACATTATCAACTCTTCCTACCGTTAGGTCAACCTCTCTGGTAATTACTCCAGGAGATATTTGCTGAGTCGCCATGCTTTTTTTCTCCGAATTTCTCAGTTTATCTTGAAATTATTTATTGATTACAACATTTTCAATGGGGAAACATGCCGTGAACAATTACCAATCAGGGTAATTCCATTCAGGAGTAGAAAAACTTTTTTTTCTATTCTTTATAATTCTAGTTACTGTACATACTTTACATTCATAAGAATAAGAAGATGCTACTGGTCCTCTATCTTTTCTTGTCCTATAAAATCCCTCAATTAAATTTTTTTCCTCACCACAAATTCTACAAACCCTATTAGACAATAATAAATGTCCTAACTTTATTTGCTTATCTAATTCCATTATAATACTTGTACTACTCCATAACAATCAGGTATCTCATGCATCAACTTACTTTCTATTCCTTGCTTTAAAGTAATGGCACTCATTGCACAAGTAGAACATGCACCACCCAATCTTACTTTAACAAAATTTGTTTCTTCTTCTATTTCTACAAACTCTAACCATCCACCATCTGCCTCAATATAAGGTATAAGTTCTTCTAAAACTCTAATTACATTTTCTTCTGTTAATTCCATGTGTGTTGCCAAATAATGTTGTCGTTTGAGGTATTCATAATAATGGTCCATTAGGAGAGATACTCCCACATATATGATGACTCACCATACTCAGAAGCATTGTTATACCATCTATCACCATCTTGAATAAAACTATCATCCTCCATTCCATCATCCATGAATCCAAAAGGAGCCATGTCTTGTTCTATTTGATTCTTTTGTTCCTCATATAACCTCTTTCTTACATCCTGATCAGTAAGTTCTTTAAAATAATCACATTGAACTAACCATGCATATATTACCAAGCACATTGCAAGGTCATCATTACATCCCTCTTCTGCTTCAAATGAATTGCTCTTATGAATAAACGTAGTAAGTTCACTCATAATTTCATAATCAGTAAAGAGAAGTTTATTTTCTTCTATTAAAGTTTTTAAATTAAGAGCACCAACCTTCTTAACTGTCTTGGACATCTTCACTCCAAGTTGAGTCTTCTTACCTGAAAATCCTTGGCCTACAACTTGACCTGCTCTACCTCTCATAGAACATTGAAGTAAATTTGGATATTCCATATCATAGTTTAATATGGATGCTACCTGATCTCCTATATCATTTACTTCACATAAAATAAATGCATCATTATAACTCTTTCCTACTTCCTCAATAATACTTGGGAAAAGCATTGGTTTGATTTCATTATTCCTATACTTCGCAACTACTGCATGAGGAAACTCTGTAATATCAACAACTATAAATGCAGAGAAATCTTTTCCTACTCCTCTTGCCACATCTACGGTAATTACATAATCATGACCTTTTGCTGGATCAACATATACATCTAATCCTGCACTTGTCTTTTCGGGTTGTTGATATACTAATGCTCTTAATTTACTTGGAGCAATAAGAGTATCAACAGATCCTAAGAACTCACACTCAAACTCAATCTTAAACTGCTGTTCAGATGTGTTTGCAATGGTCTGCTCTTTCCAAACCTCATCCCTACCAGGAACTTCTGACCAATGAACATCTGTGGGAACATATTCATTCTTTCCTCTTTCTGCATCATGCCAATACCTATAAAAATGGTTCATCCCGTGAGGGGTTGAAACCATGATTACTTTCGTGCTTTTACCAGAAGTAATAGTAGGATAAACACTAGCAAAGAAAGACTCAGCGATGTGATTGGGAACAAAAGCAAACTCATCCAAGAAGAGGATGTTGAAAGACATACCCCGAACAGCACTAGCACTAGTGGAAGCCGCCAAGATTTTACTACCATTTTCTAACTCCAATGAACCTTTATTCCATGATATAATTCCTTGCTGCATCCATTTTGGCAAGTTCTCATATGCCGTTTGCAATCTGCCTAGTAAGTCTCTGGCAGTTGCTGCTTTGTTAGCAAGAATACCAATATTTACATTATCATTAAACACAGCATAATGTAATAAGTATGATACCGAGGTTGTAGACTTACCAGTCTGTCGGGGCATCTTACATATATTAAATCTATTTTCATGAAAGTTATTAATTAATCTTTCTTGAAAATCATAAGGTTCAAATGGAACAAGACCTTCATCCAAACTAACAATCTTTACATGTTGCTTTGCAAAATACACAGGATCTTGCTTACATGCCATAAACTCAAGGATTTGTTCCTGAGTAAATTCTTGTGCAACATTTGCCTTTTTTAAGAGGGGATTGCCTAAATAAATGTCTTCCATAATAACCTCCTACATCATTTCATAGTGTCCAAATTTTTTATCGTGTTCTATAGTTCTCCTTTGCAATTCTAGTATTTTTTCTAAATTCTGTACTTTCTTTTCTAGTTCTTTAGTTTTTTTATCGTCTCCCGATTTGGAAGAGAGGTTCTCCTTGTCCATTTTTAGAAACTTGGTAAGACCAGAGTTTAGCACCAGGATACACTTTTCTCACTTGATCCAGTACTTCTCTGCGTGAAGGTTTTTTGACAGAAGGGAAAAACATTTTTATCATGTACCCTTTTCCTCTCCAGCCAACATAAACATCGATTATATTTCCTACTTTAGATGGAATGCGAGTAGACTCACTTACTCCTCCGTTTCCACCACCATTAGAGCCGTTTCCATTTGAATGTCCATTACCATTGGTTCCGTTTCCGTTACCATTTTTCTTTCCATTTTCATCATCATCTTTTGCAAGATAACCTCTAGCACCAACATGGTAACCACTAGGAATCTTTTTGCATTTCTTCATATCATGACAATAATATTCACCTGGAGGACACTTTTTCATGAAATATAAAACTCTACCCTTATATTTATGATTTTATTGCACTATAGATGAATTTAAAGGTTGTTGCAGTAGCTGCATCGGGGTAAGCAAGTAACCTAAGATCTCCACTATTAACATCAGTTGAGAATGTTGCTATGCCTACAGATGGTTGATTTACATTACCATATTCCGTCATATATGTATTTGTACCATCATGAATTACTTTTATTAAAGCAGAATTATAATTACTTCCTCTAATTACTTGTATTTGATAATCTACCGATTGATAATCAGCGGCCGTTAAAGAAACCAAATTATTAGCACCAGTTGCTTCCGTGGTTTTAATACCAGATTGAACAATACCAGCACTCATATTTAAGTGACTAGGAGTAGTTGGACCGACTATGTATGGCATTGGTTTACGTTGCGGTTTCGAGAATACTTAAGATGCATTTCAAAGTTGAATTTGCACCAGCAGAAATTTTTATAGAGTCATTTGTTTCTAATACCAGTTTTCCTTCCATAGGAACAAAAGCATCATTAACAGGTACATTAGCACCTTTTATAATTTCCGTTGTCGTACTACTTCTTACATGAGACATCGTTACAGTAGTATCAGCAGATCCATAATTTGTAATATGAGCATATAACACTATGGAAGTATATCCAGTAGGAGCAGTATACATTGTTTGATCCGAAGTAGTTAATACTAAGGTCTCAGTTTGAAATTTATTAAGTGCTAATTGTGCCATCTTAACTTAGTGCTAGGATAAATGGTGTCATTTCAGAGAATAAGCTTTTACTAAAGGATCTTCCACTAATTGTACCAGTAGTTTGGTTAATTTGGAAGTCATCACCTATTCTAAAATTACCTGATTGGTCTGTGCTGGTATAAACGACGCTACCACCTTCTTCAGAAACAACTTCATTTGCTTGAATTGTTACTCCACCTCTTTTAGGAGTTGCTTGGGCAATAGTGTTACCAGAACCAATATATTCAAAAGTATGTGAACTAGCGATGATTTTACTTTGCTGATAGAAGTAAGTAGTACTTCCAACCCCAACAGTATTAATTAAATTTTCATCAAGAGTTAATGTAGTAATTCCAGATACTACGGGTGTTGAACTATTTATTGTGTAATAAGTTGGGGACATTGCAGCAGTTGCAGCTCCATTAGATCCACCACCACCGCTAATGGTAACATCAGGAGTTTCAGTATACTGACTACCACTACTAATAATAGTAATAGAAGCAATTGATTCTCCTTCAAGAGTAGCAAATGCTGTTGCTGTTTCTCCACTAGGTCCAGAAGGAGCATCTAAAGTAACAGCAGGAGTAGAAGTATAACCACTACCTCCATTTGTCACAGTAATTGTTTCTACTGATTCATATAATTGATCAAAGTAAACTACTTGTCCAGGATAAGGTCTATCCACATCCACTCTTACTGTTCCTGCAGTTGCTCCAGCTCCTGCATAGGTATGTGCAACAGTAGAAATACCCAAATTAACTGTAAAGGTAGTTGAAGATGGAATTGATTGTACTCTAAAATTATAAGGTCTTCTATAAGGATATGTCTTACTTCCATACTGACAAGTAAATCCAATATCAGTTAAACTCACTCCCATCCCTACTTGGAATCCATGAGCACCACTAGTAGTGACAGTTGCTTCTCCTGTTGTATGGGTATATGCCACACCTGAAATAGTAGAAGTAGTAACTCCTATATTAACAGTAATATTATCTTGTCCAGCTGCACCAGAAGACGTAACAATTCCCGTAAACTGCAAATCACTTACCCCATGAGCAACCATTCCCTTAGTACCAAAACTACAGTTACTGTTTGCCACATCTGCTTGTCCACCCTTATGGCAAGTTATTGCTTGGTCACAACAAATAGTGAATACTGATACTAACTGAGCATATCCTTGATTGGTTACAGCAACTCCTACTCCCCCTTCATTATATTGAGTAAAGGCATCAACGTTCATTGCTTTAAGTAATCTTGCTTGATTACCATCAATTCTTATTCCTACACCTGTAGTGGTATTACTTGTACAATTCTGAACATATGGACCTTTCCACTTTCCACCACCTACATTTTCGGCAATTTCACTTGTCGGGAATCCAACGGCCGCTGCTGAACCTACATGTCCAGTAAAAGTCATATTTGCTAATTTAGTTCCCTTTCTTACATGGAATATATCTTTATGAGCAATAGTACCACTTACATTAACTGATCTTTGATCATCTCCTACAATGGATACGTTCGCAGGAACTTCAATAGGATTTGCTTCTTGATAATTTCCAGAAAGAACCTTAATCGTTGATCCTGTCGTTGCTACTCCAACAGCACCTGCAATAGTTAACTTGGCATTATCAATTGAGGTTCCATTATTAGCATCATCTCCATCCTTAGCAACATAGAAAACATTAGGTGCAGAGTTAATACCTGACGCACCTGCATCAATGGTTACATTATCACCAATCGTAACTTGAGAATCGGTAATCGTAACATCTTCATCACCAATGGTAATTGTATTAGTAGTACCATCAATGGTTACAGATGAACGACCTATGGTGAGAATACCGACTACACGAGCATCACCATCCACATACAGAGCAGTACTACCCGTACCAATTTGTACGGTTCCAATTCCATTACCAGAACCAAGTGTGGTTAACCCTACAACAGATAAATTATTACCAATCTGCACATCAGTTCTAAATGTAGATATTCCAATAGAATCTACATGTTGGACATCCTCATAAAATATAGTTCCTCCAACAGAAATATCTCCATCAAAATATGCTACAGTTTGTAATCCTACCTTCCCAACATACAAAGGAAAATGAGCCCGTGCAGTTGTACCAATACCAACAGAATCTACTGTATGAATACCAACTGAGGTAGATCTCCATATTGTACTACCAGCCCCTGCACTACCACCTATTTCATCACTACGAATACCAACTAATTTTAAATGCTCATTATAAATTAAAAGGTTTCCTGTAGCAATACCTGAAGCACTTCCTATAGGATAAGTAGAAATACCAACATCATCTAAAGTATCAAACCTTACAGCACCACCTCCACCAAATGTGGCTAACTGTTGTTGAACTCTATTAACAAATAATGTATAACTTTTAGATAAATCCTCAATAGTGGCAAATTTCTTATCTAATGGTGTAAGAGGATCAGGTTTACCACCAACTGACTGTGCATAAGTAGGTGGTTCATTTAAAAGACCTTCAGTTAATGTTTGCTGTTTTTTTAAGTCTTCAACAATTTTATAAAGTTCAGCAATATTAGTTGTTTGATCAGTATACTTTTTATCAAGATTATATAAACTCTCCTTTAAATCTGAAATATTATCATCATAATATTTTGGTTCAGGAAGATTAGCAATCTCTTCTTTCAGTCCTTCAAAATATCCTTTAAGTTTTTTATCAGATTCATAACTTTTATTATCTAATTCACTTATCTGTTTCTCAATCTTTTGTCTTGTCTCATTTAACTTACTTAAGACACTTTTCTTTAATTTTCTATCATCATCTTTAAACTCATCATGATGTGACCAAATTTTAATTGCTGCTTCTTTTAATTCCTCATATATCTTATCCTTAGCTTTCTTTAACTCTTCAATTTCTACTCTTTTCTCAAAATCTTTAAGATCTAAATTTTCAGTTAATTCCTCAAGATCAGAATCAAACTTGGTTTTAAGATCTTTTATATGATCTCCTACCTTAACAAAATCATCATCAATAACACTAAAAGTTTTACCAATCCATGAAAAATCAGGAACCTCATTTACCTCATTAACCCATTTGGGGAAAGTAGGAATTTCCTCTTTGACTTTATCAATAGCTTCGCATATTGCTTCTATTTCACCATCATAATACTTTGGTTCAGGAAGATTTTTTATCTTCTCTTCAATTGTATTTAATTGCTCATCATAATATTTTACTTCGGGAAGATTTTTAACTTCCTCTCTTACTGAATCAATTTGCTCACATATTGCTTCTACTTCGGTGTCGTAATACTTTACTTCTGGAACTTCTGGAATACTTCCTTTTAATTCTTCTAAGTGCTCAGAAAGTTCTTGGAGTTCTTTATCATAATACTTTATTTCTGGAATATCAGGAATACTTTCCCTGACATCATTGACCATACGAACTAACTCACCCCATTGAGGTGCTTTTACTACATCAACGGTTTCAATTTCAGTTGGTATATAATCATCTTTCCAATTATCTGTTTTTACCTCTTCTTGTATATCTTCTTTCTCTTCCTGAATAAAATCTTCTACAGAGGGTAACTCTTTCTCCTCTGATATAAATTCATCTACTGATGGCAATTCTTCCGAATTATCTTTATAGTCTTCTATAGACGGCAAATTTTCAATGTTGTCTTCCGACATGTTATGAGTAGCTTAGGTACTTTGGGATTTCTCTCCCCTCAATTTATTTATTGTCCTTTGGAAGTCCAGTTTTTATGAGTTTAGCTAGTTCTGCGGTTGATCCAACAAACAATGCATTATTAACAGTATTGGGGCCTTTTGATTGCTGCTCTTCATTAACATCTTTCAATTTCTTCTGAAGATCCATTAACTTATCAGTAGCATCAGAAACACTCTTAATTAACTGTCCTGCTACTTCATATGCTCTCGGCATTTCGCTCTCTTGAGCAAGTTCAAGAATTCCGTCAATTGCTTCTTGTCCTTTTTCAATGATAGAATATAAATTGCCTCTTGTATATTCATAATCTCGTGTAATATCATCTTTAGTTGGAGGTTTTTGTATTCCAACAGGTTCTTTAACTTCAACAGACTCCACTTCTACTTCTGGAGTAATATTAAATGCATTATCTAGTTGTTTCATTGTTCTTATAAGAAGGATCCATCAAATCCAAAGTCATCTCCAACTTCGATTAGAGAATTGGTTGTGGCAGTAACTTTATTGACTGCAGCACCAGAAACGTGTGCAGTTGGAGTAGTTCCATCTTGACCTCTCTTAACAACCAATTTATTACCACTCTTCTTATCAACATAGATGGACTCACTATCAACAATCACATATGAATTCAATGCAATACCAGAAGAATCATTAACCTCCATCAGAGTACCCTCAACACCCATATCTTCCGATAGATTGGTTGTCACATCATTATCATAAGCCTTAGTAGCACGAGGAACAACAGAGTAGGTAACATCTCTGGTTGGAGTCTTGGTAGAACCACCAACAACGTATCCAATTTTTGCAGATTTGATAAGATCCTTGGATGCTGCAGATGTATCTCCAACAGGACCAAATAGGTATGTTTTTGCTGTAAATCTAAATGTATAAATTAATGATCTACGAGTTGTAAAATCTCCTTCATAATCATCTTCCATTGTAATATTTTCAATGATAACAGGAATATCTCTCTTCTCTCCAATAGTGCTTACAAGGTCTACACTTAATGTATATGCTGGTTGAAAATAAGGTAATATCTGTTCTACAATCTGAAGCATATCATCATTTAACTTCGTAAATACTGAAAGTTCAAAAGACATATTATAAGGAACAGGCATATAGGTTTTTCTTATAGCCGTTGCAATTCCTACTGTCTGTGATTTAAATGTTTGAGTTGTTGTTACTTTCCTTGATCCATCATATTGCAATCCAGTAAATTCAAATGACATTCTAGGTAATGTCACTGAAGTAGGTTTATTAAGATCAGGAGATTGTTGAAGACGGGCTAAAAACTTCTGAGTAGGTCCATATGCAAGAGGGACTCGGATAGTGCTTACAACATTATCATCAGAATCTTCATGCTGAATTTCTATTCCATTAAAAAGGGTTCCAAACGAAATAATCGTTCT